ACATTCCACCGAACGACCTATTCAATGAAGCCGACGCCTATCTACTGGCTAGACTTCACCACAAATTACAGAAGAGTGATAACCTACGTAGGCATTTCTACCCAGATGTAACACATGAATACAATGGAATTACATATCACAAACGCGAGGCATATGTAAAGCATCTTACTTTCTTTGAAGCCGGCGCCAATTATAAACAACGATTGATTGTGAGTGCCAATCGTTCAGGCAAGACGACAGCCGCAGCGTATGAAATAGTATGCCATCTTACTGGAACATATCCAGAGTGGTGGACCGGCGCTAGATTCCTTAATGCCAATGACTGGTGGGTATGCCGGTGAAACCCAACGTGAAATATTAAACCCATTACAACCACTCTTCGTAGGTAAGATCCGGTGAATTTGGTAGTGGTATGGTTCCAACATCATCGCTTGATCATTCAACCTTAAAGCAAGCAAAGAAGATGGAAACAGGTGTTGGCTCATTCAGAGTGAAACATGTGGATGGCAACTGGAGTACTGTCACATTCAAATCCTATGAACAAGGTAGAACCGCTTTTCAATCAGCAGCAGTGAATATATGGGCCGATGAAGAAATACCCGAAGAAATTTACCGGTGAATGCTCAATGAGAACAGCCAATATCGAGCACGGAATGATTATAATGACCTTCACTCCACTCAAAGGATTTAGTCAACTACTCACTACCTACCTTAAAGGAAAGATTGATGCCAAGACTGAAGATCTAGGTAATAGCAAATGGGTGGATAGATGGACGTGGGATGATATTCCCCACCTGACTGAAGAATGGAAGAAACAACAATACGAATCATTGCCACCACACCAACGCGAGGCTCGTAGCAGAGGAATACCCACGATGGGTACTGGTGTCATCTATCCAGTACAATGGGAAGATATTAAGTGTGATCCATTCACAATACCCAATGACTGGCCTCGCATCTATGGCATGGATGTCGGAAATCATACTGCCGTTGTTTGGCTCGCTACAGATCCATCCACTAATAAAATGTATGTCTATGATTGCTATCAAAGAGATGCTACTGAACCACACATTCACGCTGCCAATATAAAGAATCGTGGAACCAATATAACTGATAATCCACTACTTCAATTACCAGGTGTGATAGATCCAGCGAGTGCCGGTGCTTCACAGATTGATGGCAACCGATTGATTGATATGTATAGAAACCAAGGATTAAAAGTCACATCAGCCATAAATGCTGTTGAAGCAGGCTTGCGGTGAAGTGTGGATGTTACTCTCTCAAGGTAGGTTGAAGATATTCAGTAATATAGACCCCGGCTTCATAAATGAATATAGAAATTATATTTGGGATAAGAATGGTAAAGTTAGAAAGATTGATGACCATAGGATGGACGCTTTCCGTTATGCTATAATGACTCGTAATCGCGCTAGGTCAATCAATCAACTATTGGAAGAACTAAACCCAGCGCCCGAGATTTATGATTCATCTGGTGATTATCACCCCGATAGCTGGATGGCACGATAACCAAATAATAATGATAAATACTCCATATGAATACAAAAAACTCCAAAACAACACGCCCATTTCAAACCAGTGCTAATGGTGCCGCAGCTACGCCACAGGTTGAAGGAAAGAAGGATATCGAGTCTATTCGTCCTTCTGATTCTACTTCTGATAATGAAGATGGTGAAACTCTCTCGCAACAACTGGAAGAAATAAGAATAGTAGGCCAACAACGTTTCGATAAGGCATTCTCTTCATGGTCAAAGGTAAGAATTGAAGCTCTACAGGACTTGAAGTTCTATGAAGGCGACGATTACTACAATGATTTACAGAAGGTATCCTCTACTCAAATAAGAAATGAGCCAGTGATTGGTAATAATAGATTGCCAAACTATGTAAAGAATATCGAAAATAGTCTGAGGAAACTGGAAGCATCGATAAATGTATATCCAACTGATGAAATTGGAACTGAAGACACAGCACAAATCTTCGCTGGAATGATTCGTGACATTGAAAGAAAATCTCACGCACCTTCACAATATATACACGCCGCTGGTGAGAACGGAGCACTGGTATGTGGCTTTGGTTTCCTAAGACTCACCAATATTTCAAATCAAAGAAGTTTCAATCAAGAAATAAGAATTGAAGCAATCCGTGATCCATTCACAATACTACCAGACGCTGATTGTCTGGAACCCGATTCCAGCGATGCCAACTGCTGGTTTGAATTCAGCGATTATTCAAGTGATGAATATCGTAGATTATTTCCAGCTTCTGAACTATCATCTGTCAACTTTAACATTGCTGGTAATAAGATTCCAGATTGGATTGGCACTCAAGGTATAAGAGTATGTAAGTATTGGTATAAAGAAGAGTTGGAAGCCATTGAATACCTACTTGAAGATGGTTCCATTGTGAATAACATTGGGTGGTATAACCCAAATGAAGAATACAACAATGACAATCCAGGCCGTGGCGTAGTCAGTGATACAAAAAAACCCATCACTCAACCTATCTTACGTCAAAGAACTGTGATTGATTCCAAAGTTAAATGGATTATATTCAATGGTGCGGAAGTGCTGGAACACGGTGATTGGATGGATAGTGAATTTCCATTCGTATCAGTATTTGGACCTATGATGATTGTCAATGGACAGAAGAAAATAAGAGGCATCATTCGTTATGCGAAGGATAGCCAAAAAATGTTATCCTATCTATCGAGCAGCATTATCCGTAGAATTGCTTCAGCTAATAAGTCACCGTGGCTTGCTTCAGTAAAGCAAATCAAAGGACACGAGAACTATTGGAAGACTACCAATACTAATAATTTCGCTGCTTTGATTTATAATGATACAGACCCTGACAATCCAAGTAGAGTATTACCACCGCCATCGAGAGCAGATCAGATGGGTCAGATTACCGATTTAATTCAAGCCTCGGCAAAAGTGGAGAACGATCTCGCAAAGACAATTGGCATATTCGATGCTGGAATTGGCGCTACTCCAAATGAACAGAGTGGAGTTGCTATCAAAACATTGGCACAAGAAGGACAGGATTCAAATGCTCACTTCGGTGATAGCCTTACGAGAGCGATTGAAAGACTTGGATACTTGCTTATCAGGCTTATTCCAAAGGTATATGATTCACCGCGAGTTGTTAGAACTATTGGTGCTGATAGTATTGAAAAGATGACAAAGATCAATCAAATATTTGTCGAAAACCGGTGAACAGAAGTCACACTTCTTAGACGTCGGTGAATATAGTGTCGGTGTAAGCTGTGGTCCAGCCTATGCTACAAGAAAACAGCAAACATTGGAACAACTTATCAAACTTGCTCAACGGCGACCAACAATTATTGCCAGTCATTCAGGATATCATTGCTGGTGAACTTGATATGGATAAATCCAAAGTATTACAAGAAAGACTTAGTAAATTGTTCGCACTACGTTTTCCACAATTGGTAGATACTCAAGGACAACAAGAAGTTCCACCAGCCATTCAAGCACAAATGTCTCAGATGAATCAAATGATCCAAAATCTGACAGCAGAGCTTCATAAAACGCACGACACATTACAAGAACTTCAAGTGGAGAAGCTCACCAAGCAAGTGGAGCATAATCATAGAATGGAAGAAATTCAAGCCACTGCCAACGCTAAGATTGCTGAAACTAAGGCAAGAGGAATGATTGAAGCCGGTCTTCACAAAGATGAAGTTACTGAAGACAAAGAAATACAACGTCGTGATGCTATGATTGAAGCTGCTATGTTGGAGCTTAAACATAAACATGAAACGAAACATAAAATTATCGATTTAGCAGCCAATGGTAAAATCGACACTAACAATCTATAGGAAATATATATGGCTAAGATTTATACAAACGCACTCTTCAGTATGGATACTGTAGGATCACCATTCACTGAGAATGTGATAGATATACCAAGTTATTCAACGCCACACAACACACTTACAGTATATGCCAAGACTGATGGTAACCTATATGTTACAACCAATGCTGGTGTAATTACGCAATTAGCCTATGTAAGTGGCTCTGTTGCCACTGCTGGAACTGTAACAACGCCGGCACAACCAGCAATTACTTCGGTTGGAACTCTTACTTCATTAGTAGTTTCAGGATTAACCACCTTAGGTTCCTATGCTAAAGCAGCATTGCCAACAGCGACATCAGTTGGACAGGTGATTTATGTCTCAGATGCCACCGGTGCTCACGTTACTGGTTCCGTGGCTTTTGCTAATGCCACAGGCTCGGCGAATTGGATAGATGTCACAACCGGCATCGCAATCGCCTAAAGAGATAAATAAGTGAAATAAAAGGTTACCGTTATCCTTTCAAAATAATGTGATTTTCTCGTGAGGACGAACCTATAATGAATGACACCACTGTGAATAGTGACCAAGTAGTAGAAGCTGAAGATTTATCAATGAACAGTCCTGAAGTTGCTGTGATTATGTTGAATGATAAAGAGATCAGAAAAATGAAGCCTGAAGAGGCTCAGCAAGCTGCCATAGATAAACATATGGAAAACAAGAGTGAGGAAGCGGCACCTACACCAAAGAAGGAAGATAGCAATTTACAAAAGAGAGGCAAATTATCCGCCGAGGAACGTATATCTGAAGTAACTCGTGCTCGAAGAGAAGCAGAAAGTAGAGCCGATGCCGCAGAACAACGCCTTAAGGAACTTGAAAGCCAAACTACAAATGTAAAGAAAGAATCAAAGGTAGAAGAATCAGAAGCACCAAAGGTACAACCAGTTGTCTTAGAAAAGTTCAATAAGCCAAAGCCAAACTTAGATACATGGCAAGGAAGCTTAGCTGAATTCACTGAAGAGATCACTGATTGGAAATTGGAAAAGAAAGATTGGGATAATCAGCAAAAGGTGCTTGCCACTCAAATGGAAGCGCAATCTCAGAAGATTAGAGATAACTTTACTGATAGAGAAAATGCTGTAAAACAGCAACTTTCCGACTATGATGATATTATCACAATGAAGTTTCAAAAGGACTTCGTAGATAATGTAGCATCACCAGCAGCACTTGGTTATATTATCGAGAGCGATGTTGGTCCTGAAATCCTTTATGAAATTGCTAATGATGAAGCTAAACTTGCCGGGTTCAAAGCTATGACTCCAGCGAAACAAGTGGGATATCTCGGACGACTCGAAAGTAAGTTTGAAGATAAACCAGAAAAGACAGCAACTAAGCCTGATAGAAATATCAGTAAGATGGTACCACCCGATAAAAAGTTACCAAAAGGAAATGCCGTTCTTGGCGCATCATTACCAGAGAACCCAACCTTTGCTCAATATCAAGAGTGGCGCCGCAAAAAATAAATCATAATTCACAAGGAAAAACATTATGGCCGCCACAAATACCCTGCTAACCGATAGTATCATTACTAACGAAGCATTAGCAGTTTTAGTAAATAATTTCGTATTGGCTTCTCGAAGCCTTCGTCCAATTGATAGCCTGTTTGGCAAAGTTGGATACAAAGCTGGTAACACAATTCGCGTTCGTGTGCCAGTAAGATACGTTTCAGCAACTGGTTCTGCTATCAACTTACAGAACTCAATTGAATCTCAAGTAAATCTTACTTTGGTTCAACGTAACATTGGTATGGATTTCAGTTCTATCGACCGCACACTGAGCATTGATATGTTCTCAAGTCGTTTCATCAAACCAGCAATGGCACAGTTAGCATCTGATATTGATGCTGATGGATTTGCGTTATACTACTTGGCGAACAACTTGGTTACTCCAGGCGCTGTGACGGCTGGTGTTCCTGCTGCTTGGACTGGCGCGTCTCTTTCGACCATTCTGCCAGTACTACAAGCTGGCGCCGCACTTGATGTTCAAGCCGCTCCACGTGATGGCGATCGTTATGTGGCATTGTCCCCATATGCTTCCGCTTCTGTGGTCGATGGATTGAAGGGTCTCTTCCAAGATTCTTATGAAATCGCCGAACAGTACAAGACTGGTTTGATGGGTATTGCTGCTGGCTTCCAATGGGTAATGTCACAAAATGTACCGACATTCACTGCTGGTACAAGATTGAACACTGGTGTGTCCGAAGTCGACGGTACTCAAACTGGTAGTTCGTTGTTACTGAAGAGCATGGGTAACGCCTTAACAGTTGCGGTTGGCGACCAATTCACTATCGCTGGTGTTTATGCTATCAATCCACTAAATCGCACTGCTACCTCGCACTTACAAGTATTCACTAGCTTGACAGCACAGACTTCATCGTCTGGTGGTGCTATTACATTGTCGATCTCTCCATCGATTAATGTTACCGCTCCTGATCAAACTGTGAGCGCCAGTGCTGCGGATGGTTCTGTTGTAACATTTATGGGTGCCGCATCTGCTGGTCCTACTGATGTGAACTTGGCATGGCATAAGAATGGTGTAATGGTAGCTTTCTGTGATCTTACAGACGACTTGCCAGGCGCCGAAGCAACTGTGGTTCGTGACACCGAAGGTGGAAGCGATATCGCCTTGCGTTTTGTTCGTCAATACCAAGCAAGTGATGACAACACCTACTACAGACTGGACGTGTTGTACGGTTGGCAAATTGTCCGCCCAACTTTAGTTTGCCGTCTCCAGGCGTAATGGGTTTTGATTGACAATTAGTTAGCAAACCAAATCAAATAGCGGCAGAGTTCAAATACTGCCGCTATTTGTATGAAATGCTCCAATACGAGATAAATACATCATAACAATGGAATAACTAAATGGCCTATACCTATACTGATCTTATAAACCGAGCTCACCGAATGATTGGAGTGGGTAACGAAGGCCAATTGCTGACACCATATCAATTAAACAATGCTTTATTTGCTTTCAACGAGCTCATAGATGTCCAAAATAACAATGAAGCTTGGGTCTATAATAGAGTAGAATATACAGCGCCACTGAATGTACAGAAACAAAACTGGACAGTAGGACCAGGTGGTGATATAAATATTCCAGTCAGACCTTATAATTTGGCAGGCGCAGTAATAGTTCAGAATGCCTCCACTAGTAGTCCAACACAAATACCATTAGCGGTTTTAACTGATGATGAATGGCTCTATATTAGAGCACCTGAACAGACAAGCAATATTCCCCAATATATCTATATGGAAAATAGTTGGCCACTCGGAATATTACACCTATGGCCTATACCAATTGTGAATGATACGCAATTGGTTGTATTACTTGATACATTCCTGACAAATCCAGTAGCTTTGACTGATACTGTGGATCTACCACCAGCTTATAGAGGCGGATTGACAGCATTATTGGCGATCACCATCGCGCCTGAATTTGGCAGAGAAGCACCACCGACTGTAATGGCTCAATCATTGAAGTATAGTAATCTTATCGCCAATGCTAACTTCAAGATGTCAAGATTGGACTTTGATACAATGGCTCAGGGTACCAAGAATATATTCGGTGCCTATTTAATTGCTTCTGATACTGGAAGATAATA